ACGCCTGCATGTCCAAGCGCTGCTGCACCATCTCAACGGCCTTGCCGCTGATGTTCGAGACGATCTTGTCGCCGTTCTGCTGGTTGCCCAACAGGTCGGCCATGTCCTGTTCGGTGATCTGCAACAGCGCCGCCATTGCAGGCGGGATCGCGGCCGACTTCGTGTAGCCCACCGGGCCGCTGATCTGCTGCGACCCGTCAGGCCCCGTCACCGGGTTGATCAGCAGGTACGGGTACTGCCTGATGTTGTCCTCGGACCACATCATCTGGTGGCCGGCAACCTGCTCGGGCGTCAGAATCGGCTTCTCAATGCTGGACAGAGCACTGATCTCGCCCAGCTTCGAGAGCTGCATGTTCTTCAGCCGCTGCGCGTCCTTCGCCGGCCGCACCACGCCCATGCACCGCTCGACGTTGTCGATGAACCACCGCTTGCCGTACACCGGCACGATGGGGATCTGATCGCCGGCAATGAAACCCTCGTCGCTCAGCACCTTGCCGCCAGACATCAGGTACTTGTGAACCTTGCGCTGCTTCACGCGGCGTCGACGCACCTCGACATTGCCAGTGGCCAGCAGCCTGTTTTCCAGGTCTGGGTCTTTTTCGAACTCGTCCTGGTGATACTTCTCCTCGACGCCGTCAATGCCGACATACGTCCGCACTTCGCGTGAGACTTCCTCGACCTCGTAATACTCGGCCACGAACACGACGTCAGGCGTACTCCAGTCAAACTCGTACTGGTAGATTTCCTTCGGCCACGACGCCGGATCGTCGCCCCACTGCTCGGTGTACGCGTCGCGCGACACTGCCGTCAGCACATAGCAGCGCTTGGCGTCTGCCTTGTCCTGCCGCTTGGCGTCCAGGTCGAAATACACGCTGCTGTCAGCGTCAAAAATCGGCTCGATCCGAATGCGTTGCTGGTCGTTCTCCGAGTCGTACTCGTCCTCGTACACCGCCCGCAGCCGCCAGGCACCAAAACCGCCCGTCACCGCTTCGTCGAAAGCGTTGTCGTACGCCTCGGAAGCCGCGGAATCCTGCTCGTCGGCGCGGTACAGGCGGTTGCAGACGTCCGCAAGATTCGTGCGCTTGCTGCCGTCTTTGCTGATGAAATCAACAGTGACCCGGTTGTTCCTGTACTCGTTGATGATCCGCGTCACCGCCAAGGTAATCTTGTTCACCTCGAACCGCGGACGATTCTCGTACTGATCCTGCAGCGGGCCCTCCCACTGAGCCCCAGAAATCGACGCGAAGCGCCTGTCCTGCAAACACTGCAGGCGCTCGTCGCGCAGCGCAGACTGGATGCTCGAGAACTCGTCCAGCGCCCGCTGGTGGACGCTGCGCATCCGCTCTTCGTTGCTCATACGCGGCATGACGACCCCCAGAAATTCACGGTCGGAACCGCGTACACGGACACTCCGCGCGACGACTGGCCACTATCCAAGCGCGACGCAACCGGGAACGCGAACGTCACCGCGATCGCGTCTGCTGCGTCAGGCGATGCCAGGCCGCGTGATCTCATGTCCTTCTTCGACTCCAGAAACACCGTACCGCTGCTGTCAGGCTTGGTCTTCGGACCCGTCAGGTCTGCCTTCAGAGCCTTGTCCACAGGGATGCTCGCGGTTTTCAGCCACTCGCGCATCGCGCCCCACATCTCGGCGCGCTTGTTCCCCCACATCACGGGACGGCTTGATTTCCACCCGAAGTTTACACCTCTCACAGCATACCGCTGTTCTTTCAATCGGTCCAGCACTCCATACCCAAGCCCGCCCTCGTCAATCACCGTCATCGCCGGCTCGTACCGCTCAATCGCTTCAATCACGTGCCCCACTACCGTCATCGTGTCATCGCCCTGATACCTGTGCAACGCTACGATGTCGCGCCCACGGCGCACGGCAATCACCGTCGAATCCAGCCCGCTGCGTGCTGGGTCCACGCCCAGCACAATCGGCGCATCGGGATCCTTCCACGGCGGGCGCGCCACCGCCTCATCCACCAACGCTGGCGCGATGAACTGGTCCGCCCCCGACGACGGAAACTGCCCGTACACCTCGACCCTGGCCTCGCGTGAGTCCTCGCCGTATTCCGCGATGATCGCTTCGTAGACACCCTTGTCCGTGTCCTCCACAGCCCTGGCATCTACCTGCAGGTTCTGCCAGAAAGCTCGCTTGGCGTGGAAGCACTCGAAGAAATACCCTGTGTTCCGCCGCGGGTTCGAGAACGCCAGCCAGAACCGGTGCGGCGTGTTCTCCGTGAAAAACCCCGCGGCCACCGACCAGATCGCATCCGGGATGCCCGACGCCTCGTCAAACACCACCATCATGCCGTCGTCGTTGTGAGGCCCGGCGTACCCGTCCGGGTTTTCCTCGCTCCAGAGTTTCCCCTCCGCGCCCCAGTACCGCGTGCCCTTCTTCAGATCACGCTCCACCAGGTCCGTCAGCCACTTCGCCGGCACGATCCGCGTCGCACTGATTTCCCACCAGTGTGAGTGAATCAGCATCGCCAGCCACTTTGTCACCTCGGCCCAAGTCACGCTGCGCAACTGACTCTCGCTGTTCGCTGAGACGATCACGCTGCTGCCAATCCGCGTCGAGAGCATCCAGAGCACCAGCCAACTCACCAGCGCAGACTTCCCGATCCCCCGCCCCGACGCCACCGCCAGGCGCATCACCTCAAACAAATCGCGTGTGCCGTTCTCGCGTACGTGATCCCGGATCTGCCGCAGCACATCCCGCTGCCAGCGGCGCGGCCCCGTGCGCTTCGCCAGCGGCGTGCCCGCCTGCCCCCAGGGAAACACAAACATCACCCACGCCTCGGGGTCGTCCCGCAGCGCAGGCGACCACATGCGGGTCATCAGCACCTGTTCTTCGGCCGGTGTGTATTTTATGGACTGCATGGTCTATATCGGCGCGTATCGGCTCATATCGCTTCCCCCAGTGTCTCCCGCGCCAGCGGCAATACTCGCGGAGCAATATCCACCACATCCTCCGCAGCAATACGCTCCACGCGCTTCTGGGCTTCTTCCAGGGCCACAGTAATACTAATCTGCGCTGAGCCCTGCACCTCGACTTTCTGGGTGGAAACCCAATCGTGGCGGTGCTTCAAAAACTCCAGCGCCGCCTTACTATCCCCAGCCTGCGCAGCATCAAATACCACACGGGACATTTCCATCTCGCTGTCGGCGCGGCCTTTCATTTCCGCTACCTCGGCTATCGGGTCCATTATCTTCAGGCGCGCAAACTCGGCCGGCAGCATACCTGCCGCCAGTGCAAGAGATTCTCCGCGCAAACCCAAGCGAGCGGCATCGTATATGCGCTCCAGCATTTCGGGCGTGGCTTTTAGCTCGCGGGCGCGGATGGGGAGGTCGCGGAACATCCGCGAAGTGTAGTGCAAAAAAAATTCCGTGCGGGGGCTCCGCATACGAACACCGTCGACCCTCCATCGTTGGTGTACCCCCCCCCACCTGGTCGTCAGCACACTGATCATCCTCGAGTTGATCATCAGCACACTGACGATGCGCATGCACACGGCCTGGCCTGCGCCATGCTGCAGCGCAGCACATGCCGGCAGAGTGAGTGCAGCGCTGGGAACCGGCTCGAGTGCAAGTGAGTGCTTACTAACGTGTCAACGTAGGCTGACGCTGCGTGGCGTAACGCGCGCTAGACGCGTGGCAAGTGTGGCAATTGTGGCAACTGCCACGGGAGTCTAGATCGGCGCGCCGACGGACTGCCACAGCTGCCACGTGGCTCCAATGGCGTTTGTGGCAATTGTGGCAATGCCACGCCTATTTAATACACCAGAATGGTATAAGCAATTAGGGTTTAGTGTTCCACTGCCACATTTGCCACCAAGAGGGAGAGCCACCGCCACATCCGCGCCACCGGACTACACACACCGGCACCACGCCCCTGATGTGCTCGGATTAGGGAAAGCACCTACCGTTCCTGACGGCAGTTGTAAGTTTCGCGTCAGGAAAGTCGCCGACACTGTCTCTGTCGCGCCGATTGGCGGTGCGGATAGGAGTAGAGAGATGGAAGCACGGGTAGAGATTGTGAACGTGGGCGCCGACACGGCGCGCACGATGATGCTCACGTTCGCCGACCTGGACGCCGCTTACGCGTTCACTGCGGGCTATCCCGGCGCGTACTGGACCGACCTGCAGGTCGCGGACGACGGCGTGATCGAGATCGTGATCGCGATCGAATAACCATGGGCCTGCGGGCCCGGTAATAGGAGTAATGACGATGAACACGACGAAAACCCTGCGCAGTATCCACACTGGAGATACGCGCTATGCGATTCTGGAAACTGACGTCATGGAGGTTCAATTCATGATGAACGAAGGAGAGACGGCCACGCAAGCCGTGGAACGTAATATTGCAGAATTGGAGCGGCGCGCTTCAATACTCAGCATGCGCGCGCAGCGTATTCGGGCTGCATTGGCGAAGGTATAAGACCCCGAGTTATAGCCCCGCGAGCCGGGGTTATGGCGCGCGGTCTGCGCGGATAACGATAGGAGTAGATGAGATGACGACGATATATACGCCCGAGCAGTCCGCCGCGATCCTGCGCGCCGCTCAGGATGTGATGATGGGCAATAACGGCTGGGCTTTCGTGTCCGGCGAACGCTGGATGCTGGAAGGCTTGCAGGCCGCAGGCTTCATTGTGTTGCGTTCTACGAATTGGCACGGCCACCCGGCCTGGAAGGCCTATACCCGCGCGGCGCAGGACGCCCTGCGGGCTGATGCTGCAGAGCACCCGTGGCACGCTGAAACCACGTACAAGCCGATGCGGCACCGGACCGAAGGCCCGGACTACGAAGCCGCGATTCTCGCGCGGCAGGAGCGTGAGACGATGGATTACTGATTGAACCGATAGGAGAGAGACAATGACGACGAAGACCCGATATTTCCACGGCACCGACCAGCTAATGCGCGTGTGGTGCGCGCCGAAATCGCAGTTCATCGCATTGGGCGGCGTGCCGTCTAAAGCTAACTGGATCGACAGTTTCAGCCGCCTAGTCGGCGTCACTGATGACGGCCGGAAACTCCCCGTGGAGCGTGCCATCGAGTACAAGCGCTTTGCATCGCTGCACGAGTGCGACGCTCGGTGCATGGGCGGAAAGCCCAACGGCACCTGCGAGTGTTCCTGCGGCGGCATGAACCACGGGCGCGGGTTTTTCACGCGCCTGCAGGCGGCGGCGTAAGCCCCACGTCAGCCTAGCCCCCGACACTACACACGCCCCGCACCGGGGCGCACCGGAGAACGAGGATGCACGACACCCCCCTGTCCCCCGCCTGCGTGGCGTTTGCAGTCGCGTTCGGGCTCGCCCTGGGCGCCCTGGTGGCGCTCGGGCTCTGACACTGACGGTAGATAGGAGAAGACGCCATGACCCCGACGACGACGACGACCCAAGACGGATTCCACCCCATGCGCGGCCATGTGGAGCGAGGCACGACAATTCGCATGCGCGACGGCGCAGTGCTGACGCTGCTGCCTGCCGGCATGCGCGGCTGGAAGCTGCAGCGCGCCGATGGCACGGTCTACGCTGATGACCTGCCGTCAGCGTTTGCCGTGACTGATGCCGTCGTCAATTACTGACGCATCCGCCGAGCCCCGCGCGCGGGGTTCTGGGATGCGCCACGGTGGCGCAGACACAGGAGAAGGCACCATGCCGAAGACACAAGCCCGCCAGCAAGACCCTGCCCCATACCGCGTGGACGCCGAAGCCGGCCCCGATGCCGTCGCGCGCCGAGAGGATGCGATTCTTGCGCACGCCATGCGCATCTTGGACGCACGTATCCGCACCGGCCCCCTGATGGACTCCCCGCGCGCCGTGAAAGATTACCTGCGCCTGCACTTCGCCGAAGCCAGCGCCGCCGGCCGCGAGGAATTCGCCATCATGTTCCTGGATCAGCAAAACCGCCTGATCGAAACGCGTACCCTGTTCCGCGGCACGCTGGCGCAAACCAGCGTCTACCCGCGCGAGGTGGCGAAAGAATGCCTGATGCGTAACGCCGCCGCTGTCGTGCTGGCGCACAATCACCCGTCTGGCACGGCCGAACCGTCGCGCGCCGATGAGTATCTGACGCGGACGTTGAAGGACTCGCTGATGCTCGTGGACGTGCGCGTGTTGGATCACGTCGTCGTCGGCGATACCTGCGTGTCGTTCGCCGAACGTGGTCTGCTGTGACCCCCGCCCCCGACACCCCCGCAGAGCCCCTACGCGGGCCGCTGTGGCCCTTTCCGCCCCAGCTGCTGGACTACCCCAGCATGCCGCCCTGCGCGCGCCCTGTGGGCCGCGTAATCCCGCCGGCCGATGCCGAGCCGGCTCTGTTCTGAGGAGCAACGACGATGCACACACCTGGACCGTGGACGCTGCGCGCCTGCGCGGTAAATTACCAGCAACTGACCGGCAGCGGTTCTGGCCTGATTGCCGACATACATAACGACAACGACGCCGCCCTGATCTCTGCCGCCCCCCAGCTCCTGCGCGCCCTGCAGCGCCTAACGCACCCCGCGGCCGATGACGACGATTTGGCCTATGCGCTGGACGTTATCCGGGCCGCCACGGGTGCGCCGTGATTTTGGCGCTCCTCGCCATCCTGCTGGCCCTACTGCTGGCAGTGATTCTGGACCTATAATCGCCCGGTCCCTCTCGGGACCGTTGTCTCCTCCTCTGGCCGTGCCGCCAGTTCGCCTCGGGCGTCGAGCCCATCTCCGCCCGGGGCGTCTTTTTCGGAGCATCGAGAATGCTGATAATCACCCATTGCGACGCCGACGCTGAAACCCGCGCCCGTGGCGTCGCCGCTGCCGCGCGGTATTTCGCCGACACCGGAGCCGATCCCGTCGCGGCCTGGCGCGCCGCCGAGGCGTGCAGCTTCGGCGCCCTGTTCGACCGCGACGCCCTGCGCGCGTGGTACACGGCCGAGGATGCCGCCGTGCTGGCCATGTATGGGCGCTGGCGGCACGCACCCGCCAGCGTGGCGCTGGAATGGCGCGCGGAGCCGGCAGGGGCCGCTAGATCACCCGCCGCATCGGCGTCGGCATAGACCCGAGGTGGGTTTCGGTCGCGTCGCGCGCGTCCGATTTCGTCCCGCGCCAGTCCGGCGACGCCCAGCAGTGGCGCGCGGTCTGGTTGTTGCGCGATTTGCACAGGCCGAGATCCTGCCACCCGGCCTCAGCTAGCGCATGCTGCAGGGCCTGCAGGTTCAGCCTGATATGCTGCGGCGCCTGATTCTGCAGGCGATCCACCAGTGGCTGCCACGGGCCGCTGATGACGCCGAGGCGGAATTCCTCAATGCGCTTTTCTATCCGATCCACCAACCACGATTCCGCTCCGCTGCGGCTGGTGGCCACCATTATCTGTTTCGCTTCGGTCCACGGCGGCGTGGCCCCGGGCGCGAAACGTGAAACGTCACGCTGCCGCAGATACAGCGCCCCGGCTTGCAGTCCGCCGCGGGCGAACCAGCCCCACAGGCGCGTGGATTCTTCCTCGGTCATTCTGGGCGCATCTGTCCATAAAACATACCATCGTCTGTCATCTGACGGTATCGCTATTGCATCGCGGTAGTTCGAAAACGCCAGCACCAGCGCCTGATTGCGCACCTGTATCGGGTGGGCGAATTTCCGTTGCACCGAAAGTAGCTCTGGCGGCGCCGCGAGAATCGGTTTCAGCCGGTTTTCCAGCGCCCTACGGTCCACCGCTTCAGACTGCCGAAGTTCGTTGAAGATGATCACCTCGTTCTCGAGATAGTATCCCCATTGATCCTGCAGCTCTGCGGTTTCGACCGAGGCGCAATTGGTTTTGTTTTCGCCGCCAATCGCGTATAGCAGGGGCGCGATCATGCTGTCTTTCCCCGCGCCAGGTACACCGCCGATCAGGATCGCGTGATTGATTTTGATCCCGGGGCGCTGCACTTTGAACGCGAACGCATCCAGCATATGGTTTCGCTCGGCTTCGTCGGGGATCAGTCGGGCTACGTGGTCAAGCCACGGCTGCGGATCGATGCTGCTGGTGATCTGCGGCCTGCCGTCGCGCCATTTATTGCCGAACGCCTGCCCCTGATGCTCGCACAGCGTTGACGCCCCAGGCGCGTAGGTCGCGCCGGCCAGGACGCGGGCGCCCATCGCGGCGCGGTTTTCGTCGAAGCTCACGCTCGCTTCGATCTTGCGTGCCGCGCCGCTGGTGTTGGTGTGTATCGAATGACAGCGCACCCGCCGGTATAGCGCATTGAACGCGGAGCGGCTCACTTCGGTGCGCTCAATGAGGTCAAAGAATCCGTCATCCGGGACCATATAGGCCCAGCGTGCGTACCATTCTGCGGGCTCAAGGGTCGATACGTCCCGCGCTGCGACTGCCTGCTCTGCCGGCGTTTCCGGTGCAGGCTCGGGCGCTGGCGGCTTCCAGAGTGTCGCGCGCGGCGCGATCCAGGCCCGAGCGTCGGACCACCGGGTCCAGCCGCTGTCGGCGCAGTCCCAGCCGTCAGGCTGCCCGCTGGGGTCGATGATCTTGACCTCGGCCGCGATAGGCGCCAGGATCGCCGCCAAACGCTGCATGGCCTCAATGCCGGCAGTGTCAGCGTCAGGCCACAGCAGAATCTTCCGGTTCCGCAGAACCTGCCAGTTCGCGCGGCCCAGCGCCTGCGCGCCACCGGGCCAGGTGCATGAGACGTAAGGCGAGCCCGTCAGCCCTGCCGCTGCGTCGGCGGCTTTCTCGCCCTCCGTGACGAGCACCGGATCGTCAGGTCGGGCCTCGAGTTCCTGCAGCCTGTACAGCGGTCGCGGGACCGGCCACTGGCCCATGCCCCAGCCGTCTGTGCTGAACGTCCAGGGCACGATTTGCTTGCGCTGCCCCTCGGGATCGTAGCGGGCCACGTAGCCCAGAACGTCGCCGTTGCCGTCGTAGTACGTCCAGATCTGCGATGGGTCGCCGAATATGGGATGCCTGCAGTCGCAGTCCGCCGCTTCGCTGGGGACCGGTGTTATCACCGTGCGCTGCGGTTTCGGCGGTCGCGCCGGCCTCGCTGGCGCTGCTGGCGTGCCGTCCAGTTGGCGGTACGCCTCGCCCAGATCGATCTCATGGATGGCGGCGTACAGGTCGATCAGGTCTCCGCCCTTGTCGCCAGTGGCGAAGTCGGCCCAGCGTCCGCTGAGCAGGTTGACGGAGCAGCTATCACCCTCGCCGCCAGCCAAGTCGCCGCAGACCCACTCATGGCCCCTGCGTTTGCCGCCAGGAAGCCACTGGGGGACCAGCGTGTCGGCGCTGATGAGTAGGCGTTGTGCGAGTGCGCTGAAGTCGAGTTTCGTTGTCATTTCCCCTCCAAAACCGCCGGGTCAATCACCTCTGCGCCCGGGATCCTGCCGGCCTGTGCCTCCCGCGTCCGAGCCCTGATCCGCTCCTCGGCGCGGAACCGCTCGCTGTGCGTGACGGCGGCCAAGATGTCGATCATCGCCGCTTCCAAGCACCGCAGCGCCGCCAGTTCCCCGGCGCGCACCGCTCGCGTGCCCGTCGCCTGCTGCCGGCGGATGATCTCTGCGCACGCTGCCTGCGCGTCTGCGATCACGCCGTCAGGGTCGGATGCCAGACCCATGCGCGTGAGTTCCTCGGCTAGGTTGACGGCATCAAAAATCACGCCCCACTGCTGGCGCTGGGCCTTGCCCCGGGCCACTGCGTCAAGGGCGTCGTACATCTGGAGCGCCCAGACTGTGCGGTCGTCGCGGCTGAGTAAGGCTGCACCTGTGATTGCCATCAGGTGCGCGGTTGGGTTGACGCCGCGGGGGCGGTAGGAGGAGCGCTTGCGGGTCATGCGTCACCCAGCAGCCGCTGCGCGTCCTCGACACTGCGGCAAACCCCCGCCACGCCCCCGGCCTGCCGGATCGTGGCGAGGAACTCCTCCTGCCCGGGACGCATGCGCCCGGTGCGGCTCTTGACCTCAATGGCTAGCGTGCGGCCGTCGCGCAGCACGCCCATGATGTCGCTCATGCCGCGCGCCGTGTTCGCGCGGATGTACCGCGTCGAGCCGTCGCGGTTGCGCTCCGCGAAGGTGCCGGAATTCTGCCGCCAGTGGCTGGCGACCTTCGGGTGATGCCGCAGCAGCGACAGAATCGCCCGCAGGATCTGCGCCTCTGACGGCTCGCCGCTCGGCTTTGCCGGGGCGCGTTTCTGAGGCTCTGGCGGGATCGGCAGTTCGCGCCGCGGCTTGCCCCAGATGGCGGCTAGGGTGTCTTCGCTGCGCTGATGGTCTTGCATGACCTCGCGCAGGGTTTTGCGGCCTCTCATCGCCGCGCCTCCGCCTTGTCAATCTCTGCCTGCAGCGTAGCCACCGCCTCCTTCGCCATCTCCAGCACTGTGGACAGCATCACCGCATCACCTAGGCAATCGCGAATCGCCTTGTTTTCGTCGCCGGGGCCGTAGTCGCCGCTGTCCACCCACTCAATGTCGTGCAGGGCTTTGGCCACCAGCTTCAAGTGCTTTGCAAACGCCCGCCGCTCTGGCGTGTCTGCGGTAAAGGTCGCCTCGTACTCCAGCTTGGAGTAGATGTAGTTCATGCTTCCGCCGCTCATCGCTTCGCCCCTTGCGCGCACCGCGCCGCATACGCCCACACCGACGGCGCCTGCTCATACGCCTGCCGCGCGGTCGCGCCTACCTCCGCTTGGCGCGTCGCCCGATACCAGACATTGTTTTTGTTGATCGCATCCGCGACCACTAGGCCGGCCCGCTTCAGATGCAACAGGTATCTGTTGGCGGCGTTCTTCTGCACGCCCAAGTGGGCGGCCACGTTTGCCGTCGTCACCGGCTGGTGGTTCATGACGATGTTCAATGCGTCGCGTTGTCGGGGGGTCACGTTGTCCTCCTGTCGGGGCCGCAAGTGTCAACCCGCCGACTGCCGGCAGTCAACCGGCGCAGAATGACCCCGCAATTCTGTCAACAATAGTCACGGGGCGGCACAAAGTGGCATGATGCGTCGGCGCCGATGCGAGCGCGACACAGGAGTCCAGACAATGTACACGACAACCTACGGGCCTGGCGATGAAGCCACGTGGCCCACGTATCCCGCCGGCTACAACGGCGACCACCCGAACGAGGCGGAAGCCCGCGACCACCTGCTGGCCTGTCCTGCGGACTGGCAACTATGGTTCTCGGTTGTTTCGCAAGCCCGCGAGGGCGCCGCGTTTGACGTCGTGAATGTCCGCGAGGAGGACATGGTTACGGCTCACGCCGACGTCCTGTTGGCATGCCTGTTCGCCGGCACCCGTGCGCAGGCCGATGCGGCTCGGTTTGAACTGCAGAACCGATTCCTGCGAGATAACGAGCACCGCATCCAGCAGATTGCGGACGCGATGTTCGCGTCTAGCGAGCCCGATTCTGATCCGTATGACTGGGAGATCTGAACATGACCACCATCCACATCCACCAGATCGTCAGCGTGCGCGCCGACCGTCGCATCAGCGCTGAGGGCTACACCTGGCGGCATATTGTCCTGACGGACGCTGACGGCCGCGAGACCAAGATCGCGCTGTTCCCTGCCAGCGAGGGCAAGCCCGAGCAGATTTCGATTGTTGACGAGGAGCGGACGGAATGATCCTCGAAACCGCAACCCAGCGCGATGCGGACTGGTACGCCGCCCGCATCGGCAAGGCCACGGCCAGCAGGTTCAAGGATGCCATTGCCACCAAGAAGCAGACTGAAAAGCAGAAGAAGGACAACCTGCCCGGCGACCCCATGCAGGCGCAACTCGACTATCTCACCGAACTGGTAGTCGAGCGCCTGACGCAGCAACCCATCCAGCGCTACGTTACCTCCGCGATGCAGCGGGGCACCGAGCAGGAACCCGCAGCGCGTGCGGCCTACGAGCGCGTCACCGGCACCAGCGTCGAGGAAACCGGCTTCATCGCCCACGACACCCTGCTGGCGGGCTGCTCGCCTGACGGCTTGTTGGACTGGGACGGTCTCATCGAGATCAAGTGCCCGTACAACAGCGCCGTCCACATCGAAACGCTGCTGCGTGGCATGCCCGACGAGCACGCCGCGCAGGTGCAGGGCCAGATGTGGATCACTGGCCGCCAATGGTGTGATTTTGTCTCCTACGATCCCCGGATGCCTGAGCCGCTGCAACTGCACATTCAGCGGATCAACCGTGACCCTGGCTTCATTGCTGACCTGGAAGCCCGGATCACGATTTTCCTGCAGCAGGTCAGCACCCAAGTCGAGGCGCTGCGGCGTCTCGCGGAGAGCAAGAAATGAGCACTGAGAAGCCCAAGCGGCCCTACGTCCGCACCGTCAAGGTCTACGTCGTGAGCCACCCCGACCACATGGACCGCCTGATCCGCGCCATCAGCGCAGCCGAGGCGATCCGCTACGCATCGTCGGGCTACGAGGCCAAGCTCGCCACGCAGGACGACATCATCGCCCTGATGGGCGGCGGCACGCCCGTCGAGACGACCGTGGCCGCGTCCCGCGTTCCCGGCGTGGACGACGACGGCATGCCTGCCGGCCTGACTGACTGACAGAAGGAGCGGCGCCAATGATGTCAAGTGAAACTGAACTTCTGCGGCGCCGCCTTTTGAGCGCCGCATCGCCAGAGCCGACAAGCGGATGTTGGTTGTGGACAAAAAGTGTCGGGAACTCTGGCTACGGAAAGCTGAGGATCGGAAACAGAGATGTCGGCGCTCACAGGGCCTCATTTGCCGCATTCAACGGCGCTATACCTGACGGCGCGTGCGTGCTTCATTCGTGTGACGTCAGGGCCTGCATCAATCCTCAACACTTGTTTATAGGGAGTCATTCGGACAATTCAAAAGACATGGTGCGCAAGGGCCGCCATAAGTGCCCGGCACGCACCAAGACATCTTGCCCCAAGGGGCATGAGTACACAGGCGTCAACTCTCAAGGTCGGCGTATTTGTCACCAATGTTCCAACGAGGCATCAAAGCGTTGGAGCCGAAAGTACAGGAGTCAATCGTGACCGCACTTGTCCCATTCGAACAGCAGCTACAACTTGCAGACGCTTTCTGCAAGTCCGGTCTTTTCGGTGTCCGCACCCGTGACCAAGCCATCGCGCTGATGGCCATCTGCGAAGCCGAGGGCTTGCATCCAGCCAAGGCCGTGCAGGAGTACCACATCATCCAAGGGCGCCCCGCGCTCAAGGCCGACGCCATGCTGGCGAGGTTTCAAGCCGCAGGCGGCAAGGTCAAGTGGACTTCGATGACTGACCAGCGCGTGGCAGGCGAGTTCTCGCACGCCCAAGGCGGCAGCGTCGAGATCGACTGGACGATTGAGATGGCCAAGCGCGCCGGCCTGACCAAGAACCCAACGTGGAACCAGTACCCGCGTGCCATGCTGCGCGCCAGGTGCATCAGCGAAGGAATCCGCACGGTCTACCCCGGCGTGACCGTCGGCACCTACACCCCCGAGGAAGTTCAGGACATGGACCCAGCGCCAACCGTGCGCCAAGCCCCGCCCCCGCCCGCCCCCGAGCCCGTGGAAATCGTCATTGACGCCGACAAACTGCTGGAGCAGATCGAACTCTCCAGCACGCTGGAGGGCCTCGAGATGCTCCGCGCCGACATCCGCCGCATGCCGAAGGGCGACGACCGCAACCGCGTGATCGCCGCAGCCACGCGGCGCGTTGACCAGATCCGCGCCGAGCAGGAACCGCCTGCCGGCGACCCGCAGATCATCCAAGCCGAGGAGGGCACTGTATGAGCGCACCAGTGATGACCCAGGCCGAGGCGGCGCTGCACTACCGCCTGCAAGCCGTGCAGGACATGTACGCCGTCGCGGACGACCGCGCCCGCACCGCCCGCGAGCACATCGACCGCCTGCTGGTGGCGATCTATGAGCTTTCGTTCCCGCTGTTGAGCCACCCGGAGCACGGCAAGGCCGCCGGCAAGGCGCACGACATCGCCGCCGACATCGAGGACTGGTGGTTTGCCGAGGAGAGTGCCGATGATAACGAATGACATCCTGTTGACTGAGCAGGAACTGGCCGAGCGATGGCGCGTGGCCAAGCGCACCGTGCGCCACTGGCGCGCCAATCAGCGCGGGCCGGCGTTCATCCGGCTTGGCCGCACCCAGCAGGGGCGCGTGATGTACCGGCTTGCCGATGTTCTGGCCTATGAGGCTCGGCAGAGGAAGGAGGAGGCGGAATGACCGCCCTACGAGAAGCCGCCCAGCAGGCGCTGGAGGCAATGGACAAAGCCACGCGCTTCATGCGCGATTCGGACTATGTGAAGCTGAACCAAGCCATCACCGCCCTCCGCGCCGCGCTGGCGCAGCAGGAGCAGGAGCCGGTGGCGTGGACAGACCGAGAGCTTGAACTGATCGACGGGATGATCGAGGTCCAACTGCGCCACGCCGCGCAGTGCGATGCCATCGCAAACCGCCCGATGGCCGAGCGGCAGAAGGGCTGGGACATGGAGCGAGTGGCCTTGCTGCGCAAGATCAAGAGCATCTCACCCCGCCGCGAGTGGCAGTCGTTGAGCGAGGAGGAAATTGACGACTTGTCCCGCACGATGGTCAAGGGCAACAAGTCTGTGAACTGGCTTACCCTCGCCATCCTAGCCGCGCTAAAGGAGAAAAACGCATGACTCCGACCAACAAGCTGCGCTTCGTTGTGCGCGAAGAAATCGACTACGGGAACTCATCTGACGAATGGATTGCCACACGCCCTGTTCGCATCCTTCAGCAGTGGTGGGAGAGCAGCGCGCACGACGTGCACTGGGTGAACGGTGCGCCCGGAGAGTGGCGTGATGTGACTGTGGAGGAAGAAAATGGCTGACCAACCTACAGCCCTGCGGCTGGCTGATTCTCTTGCGGCTGGCTTTAGCGACTGCGGACCCGAAGCCGCAACCGAACTGCGTCGCCTGAGCGCGGTGAATCAGGAACTGCTGGAGGCGTTGCGCCTAACGAGCATTGACTGCCAGTACTTGCACCATGCCCACAAAGATCGGCATTTGCTTTTCGAAGAATGTCCTGTTGTGGCGCGAATCAACGCCGCCATCGCCAAAGCAGAAGGAGAGCAGAAATGAAAGACACCGGAGGACCGGCATTTCCCACTATGCTCTATGAACACGGTGGTGAATCAGACGGCATGACCCTGCGCGATTACTTCGCGGCGAAGGCAATGCAGGGGCTTCTTGCCAGCACAAAAACAAATAGTGCGCAGGTTATTGCGAAGGACGCTTACATCATTGCCGACGCCATGCTCGCAGAGAGGAACAAGCCATGAAACTCCGCGCCTTTCTGCGCGGCTTCGCCAACGGATTGACGCTGCTGCCGCTGTGGCGGTGGCTTAGGAGGAAAGTATGAAACTCACCCCGTGGTTCCCCGCCAACGTCAAGCCTGTAAGGGCGGGGGTTTACGAGATCAGTAGTACTACGCCGTGGTATCGCTACTGGGATGGTGCAAATTGGTGTGCGGGAGAACGCACACCGTGGGAAGCAGAAAAATTAGAACTCTTGCCTTTGGTTGTAGCTTTCGCGGAACCCTGGCGCGGACTCGCGGAGGAACCGAAATGATCCCGTTCGAATGCATGGAGTACGCCCAGGTTTTCCGCACGCTCAAGCTGGAGCTTGCCATCATTGCCGTTGTAGCCCTGCTACTAGGCGTTTGGATTGGGAGGCGCGGATGACCACATGGAGAAAAGGCCCGCCGCCTAGCATCGGCTGGTGGCCGGCGAGTACAGCCCGTGATGCGAAATGCTTTCGCTGGTGGGATGGCGAATACTGGGGTGGACCCTGTTACGAAGGAGAGCCTCGCTGGAGCATTGAACTGGAGGCTAAAAGTAAAGTCATCAGGCGGGCAGACGACATCGAATGGACCGAGCGGCCCGCATCGTGGCCAGAGAGGGCAAGGACATGAGGCCAGCCTACAAAGAGTACGTCTTGGTGTTTGACACTTCTGGCGGCTCGTCGGCAATCGGCAGACTGCTGCGCTTGGTGGCGTTCCCGATCCGCTGGGTGCTGACCGGGAGGGCGGAGTTGTGAAAGAACTTGACACCATGTGGTTTCAAGCGCAGCACGACGCCATCAAGGCGGGTGAGGACTTCACGCGGTATCGTTTCGCCGTTTTCGTCGCCGCAGCAGAGCGCGAGAAAGTCGCTCACTGGATGCGCAGCATGGGCTACGCCACCGGACACGGCGACACGATAGAGGATCTGCTGGACCACCTTGGCACGCAGATTGCTGAGGGGCTGTTGACGGAGCGCACCGCCTGCGCAGACATCTGCGACCAGCACGCCAGCATTGAGGGCATCGCGCAGCGGTGTGCAGCAGAAATCAGAGCGAGGAGCAAGACATGACCAACGACGAAATCGCCACCCTGATGAACGAAACTGCAGGCCAGCACTGGGGCACGGAGCATCACTTCAGGCGCTTTGCGTACATACTGCTGGCAGCAGAACGCCAACGCTGCGCCCGGATCGCCCGCGAGTTCGACCGCGACCACCCGAACACCAACTACGGTGGGTACATCGCCCGCCTCATCAAGGAAACAGCGCTATGAAACCCAGCCACCTCACCACCCCACGAACGCTGGCTGACTGCACATTCACCACGGGCTACAGCATCGCGGAGCCGCGTTCGAGTTACGTTCCAGCGCCCGCAGTTATCATTGCGTGCATTGCACTGGGAGCCCTGCTGTGGACATTGCTCTGACCATCGACATCATTGTCTGCGCCGTGCTGGCCGCTGTCGGCGTGTTGCTGTTCTGGCCGCAGCTATGAGCTACATCCCCACCGGCTGCGACCAGCAGGGTCGCCATCCCGAGGCCGCCGAGGCGGCGACCGAAATCGGCGCTGACGACTTCGACGACGCGGCCCAGTTCATCATCTGGCACCTCGTCATTGCCATCGTGATCGTCGGCGCTATCGCCGGGGCTGCGGCGCTGCTATAGCGTCATAGGCCCGCTCGCAGGCAGTGCCGGCAGCACCGCGGGCGTCGGCTACGGCAGCAAGCTCTGCAGCCGCTTGCGCAACCCCTCTGAGCAGGTTGGTGAGCACCACTCCGGGGTCTGGGGCTGCCTGGCCTCCGAAGGAAGGGTCGGCACGGTCGCGCTGGGGATTGGCGCACTGGGCGGCAATGATTTCGGCGCGACGCTGCAGGCTGTCAGCAGCACTGCGAGCGCGGGCAGCGTCAGCCGACGCAGCGCGAATTCGGTTCTGGGCATCGGTCTGCACCTCCGTGTGCTGGGCTCGCCAGCGGGCTTCTAGGGCTCGCGCGGCTTCGCTGGCGGCAAGGGCCTCGGCCACCAGTTTCTCGCGCTCCTGAGCCCGTTCTGCGCGTTCTG